CGACAAGATGAAATCTGATCCGCTGGTTTCCGGCTCCCTTATGATGATCAAGCAATACATTCGTAAGGTGGAATGGGATATTCAGCCAGTTGGTGGTGTCAACGCTTCTGATGAAGATAAAGCTACAGCCGAGATTATCCGTGATGCACTGTTCATGCGAATGGCACGGTCATGGGATCAGGTGGTGGCTGATATATTATCTTTCATTGAATACGGTTTCTCTTTTCACGAACCAACTTACAAAGTGTATAAAGGGAATTTCATCTGGAAAGATTTTCCTTCCCGATCACAGAAAACAATCTCTGGCTTTGAATTTGATGAGCGCGGTAATCTTGAGCTAATCAAACAGCGCCCAGCTAATATTGCTGGATTTACACAGAAAGCTACGACAGAGATTCCAATTCCTTATTCACGACTTCTACATTTCCGCACTGACTCTGAACGAAACAATCCTCTCGGACGTTCTATTCTAAAGAATGCTTACTACGCTTGGGACAAGAAAACCAAGCTAGAGTATTATGAAGCAGTTGGTATTGAGCGTGAAATGAACGGTTTGCCTGTATTCCGTATTCCAATGGAGTACTTCATGGCTGATCCTCAAGAAGATCCAGACCGCTATAAAGTGTTTCAAGACTTCATTCGTATCGGTACTAATGTCCGTAATAATGAACAGGCTTGCTTATTCTTGCCAAGTGATACGGACGAGACATCCAACAAAGAGTTGTTCAACTTCGATCTAGTTGCAAGCCGTGGTACACGTTCTATTGATACCTCTAAAGTGATTGAGCGTTACGACTATCGTATTGCACAGAGTATGTTGTCAGACTTCATTCTGATGGGTTCCTCTTCGAGTGGTTCGTTTGCATTGTCCGATAACAAGATTGGCACATTCATTCAGACCCTAGAGGCTTATCTGGAAATCATTGCTGAACAGTTTAACCGTAAGGCTATTCCTACGTTGTACAAAATGAACGGTTGGGATGATAGCAAAACGTGTAGACTGGTTCATAAGCCAATTGGGGCAGCTAGTTTGGCTGATCTTGGTGGGTACTTGCAAAATATTTCCAGTTATATTGTTGCTGACGCCTCACTAGAGAACGCACTACGCAAACGTGCTGATCTACCAGAGCGTGACGACAGCAGCACATTCTTGGATACCCCTGTCAATGTCCACCAAGCAATCTCTCAGCGTATTGGTATGACCAAGAACGCTGACAAGGAAGCTGCTACAGCATCCCCAGACGAGCTTGCTGAGCAAGATGATGCGATGGTGGACAACCTGATGAAAGCTCTTGACGGAAACTATCAAGGAGAAGCGTAATGATTGATAAAGACAATATGATTAAAGCCTTCTCCGAATTCCTTGAGAAACACTTTGGTGACACTAAGCAAGTTGAAGTTGTAAAGGCAGTCAATACAGAAAAACGTATGGCTACATTCGTTGTGCTCAAAGCTATGTCAGACACATCTGATTTTGATGCACATGGCGACTTCTATGACCGAGAGACAGTGGAAGATGCTTGCTACAACTTCTACGAGAATTGCATGAAAGCGAATCTGGGTCATCTGGTTATGGTGGACGAAGGTACAGCCAAGATTGTTGAGTCATACATCATCCCTGTAGACATTGAGCTAGGGGAGCAGCATGTACCAGCAGGTAGTTGGTTACAGACGTGGAAGTTTGCTGATGATGCTCTCTGGCAAGGTGTTAAGGACGGAGAGTGGAACGGATTGTCTGTAGGCTGTATGGCTAACGTGGAGACACTAGATGGATAAGGCTAAAAAGAAACTAACTAAGTTTGATTTCTCTGGAGCGAATGCGCATGTAGCATTAGTGCATCGTGAACAGAATGGAGCGGCCAATATGTATAAGACGCTCATTACGAAAGCAACAGATGTGGTTGTAGAGCTGTCTATGAAAGACTTTCTGGAACGATTCTTTTACATGTGGGAAGGAGACGCTAAATTCCTAGCCGATATGCTTGGCTACGGAAAAGACATGTCTGAATACACTAGTGAGAAGCGTCAAGAAGAAATGGTGGAAGACCTAGCCGAGCTTATGGAGCATGATCTATATGGCAAGGTGGAGTTGTTACAGAAAGCTCGTAACGAAGGTGTGGATGCTGTCTCTGACACAGAACGTAAAGAATTAGAAGAGATTGTAAAGTCTCTTGCTAAATTTAGCAACGTAACTATCAAAGACATTGATAAGTATGCGGCTAAAGATGCTGGCGGGGAATCTCCTGTTAGCGATATTGAGAAAGGCAATGTTGCCGACAATTCCCTCCAAGATAAACAGGAGAAACCAATGAGCGAAGTAATTGAAAAGAGTGCTGTTGAGGCTCTTATTCAGAAGGCTCTCGAAGAACAGCAGGCAGAGATTCAGAAAGCTGTTGCTGAAAAAGAAAGCCGCATCGAAGAACTAACTAAATCTCTGGCTCAGTTTGAAGCAGAGAAAGCTGAAGCCAAGAAAGCTGAATATGTAGCCAAGGCTGCTGACTTTGAAGTGCTAGGCGTAGAGGATAAAGAATCTTTTGGTGTAGCTCTGATGAAGATGTCTGAACAAGAAGAACTGGCTGGCGTTATGTCTGTGCTGGAAAAGGCTGTTCAGATTGCTAAGGCTGTAGATGGTCTTGGTGAAGTTGGTCACGACCTTGAGCCAGAAGAAGAACAGATTAGCAAAACTGCCGAGCTTCTCAAAGCTAAATACGGCAACAAGTAATTTATTAGGAGATTATAAAGATGACTAAAATCGCCACAGAAAACCCACGCATCTCTGATGTTGTTAAGTATGAGCAAGCTCCTGAACATGGATGGTGCCGTGATGATGTTGTCATCAATGTTGCTGCTGCTGCCGATTACAAGATTGGTACTGTTTTGGGCAAAGTAACCGCAACCGGTAAATATGTTCCAGTTAATGCCGCTGCAGTTGTTGGTCAGGAAGGTGCTGAGGTTGCTGCCGCTATTCTACTTGAGAACGTCTCTGTAGCTGCCACCACTGACACCACTGCAACTGCTGCTGTAAACGGAGCAATGATTGTTCGTGATGGTGGTCTGGTGTTTGTAAACACACACAGCACTGCTGAACGTGCTGCTGCTGTTGCTGCTATTGAAGCTCTAGGCATCAAAACCCGTTCTGGCAACTAAGAATTATTTTTAAGGAGATTTAATAATGGCAACTGCTCGTGATTTTCAAAACCCATACCAGCTTACAGACCTAACCAGTGAGATTCAACTGATCCCTAATACTTGGGGTCTGGTTACTCAGATGGGTCTATATTCTGATATTGGCGTATCTACCAATACCGTAACTCTCGATAAGGTTAACAACACCCTGACCCTGCTGGGCGATTCCCGCCGTGGTACTCGTCACAACACCGAAGGTGCTAATGAGTCTGTTGAGACCTATGCGTTCAGCATTCCTCACTTCCAGATCCATGACCGCATTGAGCCAAAAGATCTACAGGGTCGCCGTCGTCCCGGTACTGACAACGAAGCTGATACTCTGGCTATGGCCCGTATGCGTAAGCTGGAACGTATGCAGAAGCAAATCGGTATCACCAAAGAATACCTCGCCGTACAAGGCATCAAGGGTAATCTGGTAACTCCAAATGGTAACACTGTAGCTAACTACTACACCTCTTTTAGCGTATCTCAAAAATCTGTGGATTTTGTTCTGGGTACAGCTACTACAAAGGTTGGTGATAAGATCGAAGAAGTGATTGCACACATTCAGGACAACATCCTGTCTGGTGATATCGTAAATGATATCGTTGTACTGTGCTCCCCAACCTTCTTCCAGAAACTGGTTACCCATGCTAAAGTAGAATCTGCTTACCAGTTCTACATGAACACTAATCAGGGCTCTGGCGTTCAGGTGCTGCGTGATCGTCTGGGTTCTGGTCTGTACCGCTCTTTCTCTCACCAAGGTCTAGTTTTCCTTGAATATAGGGGCGCTTTTACAAAACAGGACGGCACAGTTGAAGCTCTAATTGAAGCTGATACTGCTTACGCTGTACCAATGGATGTGAGTGCGATGTTTGAGGCTTACAACGGCCCAGCAGATCATCTGGATTTCGTGAATACACTAGGTGAAAGCATGTATGCTTGGGAATACACTGACGGACGTGGATTTGGCTACGACATCTTTGCAGAGTTCAATACCCTGCACTTGAACCGGATGCCCCAAGCTGTTGTTAAGTGTGTAACAAGCAACTAAGCATTCTTGTCCAAAGCCTGTTAGGAAGTTCTTGACAGGCTTTCCGCAAGTGTGTTTAAATAGCCTTTTTATTTAAGGAGGCTGTATGAGAAAAGTATACGGTGTTGGTACAAATGACGCTAATTATAAAGTTACCCAGTACGCAGATGTAGACGGGAAATACACACAAGTCTGGAGGTGTCCGTATTATAGTGTGTGGAAGCATATGTTATATCGTTGTTACCATCCAGCATACCATAAAAGACAACCAACTTATATTACGTGCACTGTTTGCCCAGACTGGTTGATTTTCTCGAACTTTAAGAAGTGGATGCAGGAGCAAGACTGGGAAGGTAAACAGTTAGATAAAGACATACTGGTGGATGGTAACTTAGTTTATGGCCCAGAGTTTTGCGTTTTCGTTGAACAATCTATTAACAAGTTCTTACATGACGTTAAAGGGAGACTTGGGTCTTTAAAATTGGGCGCTCATTTAGATGCCCGCAAACATAAGTATGTAGCGGCTTGTAGCAACCCCTTTGAGGGTAAGCGTGAGGTGTTGGGTAGATTCGACACTCAACATGAAGCTCACTTAGCTTGGAAGTCTCGAAAACACGAGCTTGCTTGTATGCTTGCTGATTCTGACTTAGTTACAGATGAGCGTGTAGCACAAGCACTTCGCACAAGGTACTTGTAACAAAACCAAAAGCCTCTCTAACCAGAGGCTTCTTTAGCCGGAGCCTCCCCCTACACAACACGGAACAAATTCTTCCGGCGTAATATCCAGCAACGACACATCTTCGTTCACATTACACAATGCTGACATATTCTTTTAGGAGGCTACATGGCATTCACATTCAACCCAGATTTATCTGACACGATCTCTCAAGTAAGATTCCTTATCCAAGATGTGACGGAGGCTGCTCCGTATTTCCAAGACGAAACAATCTCAGCTCTACTGCTCACCAATAACAACCGTGTCCTAGATGCGGCTAAAGGTTTGGCTCAGGCACTCTGGACACAATATCTACATAAAGCTGATGTGGCTGAAGTAGATGATATTCGTATCGAGTACAGAGATAAAGCTAATCAGTTCAAGATGCTCTACGAAGAGCTGTCCAAGCAAGCAACCATTGCTAGATCATCTGGCGTACTGCCTATCTTCTTCGGTGGTATTGACCGAGCACAGTTTGATAATACACGTAATGATAGCACCACTGTCAAACCATCCTTCACAAAAGGTGGTATTCAATTCGATAAACAATTCCCTGAATTATATCCAGTAGACGAAGAACGATACTGGCCTAGATAATAGGCTGGCCTATGTAATCGGAGGGAATATGTTTAGAGAGAATATCAAGCGTGAAATAGCAAATGCTTGGATAAGAGAATTTGGTTCAAACCTAACATCTGTCACATATGAGCGTTCTGCTACAGATGGTGTGTTCGATCCTATTACAGAGTCATATACAGGCGGTACAAACGGTATTGACCAGACAGTGAATGGAATGTTCCGTAAAATTAAATCCAGCCTAGTCGATAAGCTAAACCTTACAATGGATGATCGTAAGTTCACTATCCTACAGGATGACCTGACATTCACTCCAGAAGAGAATGATGTATTAGACGGTGAGTGGCGTGTCGTTAAATATGACGAAGATAATGCCAGTGTCTTTTACAACATCTATGTGAGGCGTGTATGAATGGGTGGGATAATCTTGAGGAATGGGTAGAAGAAGCTGCTGAGACTCTTGTTAAGAAGGCTAAGACTGAAGCTGGCGACGAATTCTTACAGGAAGTAACATCTCCGACAAACAATTGGAAAGACACCAAGCATTACAACTCCAACGGTAATACACCTGTGCTTGAAGGTAACCTAATGGCAAATACTGAGGTTGGTGTTAAGACTGCCCCAGATGGTGAGAATCCTTACGAAGATGAGGATGGGAAACAGACCTATCTAAGAGGTATTGCCAAAGTCAGGGCCGCAAATGCTTGGGACAAAATATACTTCGTGAACGCTACTGAATACAACATACAGGCAGAGTTTGAAGGCTGGGGAAAATCTGGCCCATACAGATATTGGCAAACATCTTACAACAACATGCTGGAGGCTATAAATAAATGAATCTACAGCCTTCTGAAATCCGTTCACACATTATTCAACACATATCTGCAAACTATACAGAGACTCCTGTTGAATATCCGCCAAACCCTTTTAAAGAAAACAAAATTACCGAATGGGTGAGTGTCCATATTGACATGGGTGAAGGCTATACAGTGATGAAGGGGCAAGGCACTACAACAAGACATCTTGGCCTAATTCATTTTGCTGTAAATGTTAAAAGGATTCAATCTGATCCAAGATCACTTGGTACAAGACGTGTCTATGAAATTGCAGATGCTGTGCTTGCTGCAATGGAACGTAAGCGACTAAACGGATCTGCTGTTGTAACTAGAGCAGGACGTGTTGACACATCCGAACTAACAGATAAAACAGGCGAGATTTCTTTTGCCTTGGTTACAATTCCATTCTTTGTAACGTAAAGCATCACTTGTCCATTTGGACAGATGATCCTCCCTGTAGGTAACAGGAAACAATATATTGTTTAAACTTTAAATCTTCTAGGAGAACACTACATGAGTTCATCTAACCTTGTTTCGGTAAAGTACGTACCGGAAGTTACATACGATACAGTTCCAGCCAACTCCCCTGATTGGAAATATACACGTTTCACTGGTGAGTCACTGTCTGCCACTGCTGATACAACCACCTCTAGTGAAATCCGCCGTGATCGTTCTATCAGTGATATGCCTCTGGTGTCTATCACCACTGGTGGATCTCTTGATATTGAATTCTCTGCTGATACTTTCGATGACTTTATTGAAGCAGCACTAGCCTCTACTTGGCAAGCCGCTACTCCAGCGATAGGTAGCCAACAGCTCAAGCTAGGTACTGCCGAGTCTTCTTTCTCCGTAGAGAAGCACTTTGAGGACATTAACAAGTTCGTCCTCTACTCTGGTATGCGTGTCGGAACCTTCAACCTATCTATGGCTTATGGTTCTATCCTGACAGGCTCTATCGGCTTCGCTGGTGCCTCCGCATCTACTCCTGCTACCTCTGCTGTAGGTACAGGTTCTGTAGCCTCTGCTACCACTACAGAGGTTCTGAACAGTACTTCTGACTTCGGTACTATTGAGATTGGTGGTGTTGCTACTACTATCTGCCTGTCCTCTATGGACATCAGCATTGATAACTCTCTACGTGCAATTGGTTGTATCGGTAGTGCTACTGCTAAAGATCAGAAGCTAGGTACTGCTAACATCACTGGTACTATTGAGATTTATCTGGATGCGTCTTCTTTCGCATATTACGAAGCAGCTCTGAACAATACATCTACTTCCCTGAAGTACACTGTAACTGATGGCACAGATACTTACGAGTTCTTCCTGCCAAAGATTAAACTGTCTTCTGACTCCCCACAGGCATCAAGTCTCGACACTGACACAATGGTATCGCTGTCCTACACAGCTCTGTATGACGAAACTGAACAATCTTCTATTGTCATTACAAAAACCACCGCTTAAGACTTGACAGGTATAACCTCCTTGTGAGATAGTACAGTTTGACTATTAAGCGAGGAGGTTGTATGGCAAAGTTTGAAGTAGGAGGCGTTTACCCTACACGCACTTACGGTGACATAGAGGTCTTAGATAAACGCACAAGGCAATACTTAATCAGGTTTATTAACACTGGGTTTAAAAGATGGGTTAAAGATTCATCTATGTACAATGGTAATTTAAGAGATCCTTACCATCCTACTGTAGCGGGAATTGGGTATATTGGCGACGGGCAGTATTCTGCACAAGATCGTCAAATCGATAAGCCTTGCTTTGATAGGTGGTATCACATGATAAATCGTTGTTATAACCCAGAAGAACCTTCATACAAATTCTATGGTGACGTTGGGGTTACCGTGTGTGATGAGTGGCACTGCTTCCAGAACTTCGCTGAGTGGTATAATAAAAACAGTGTAGATGGTTACGACCTAGATAAAGACTTGTTGTCTAAAGATAGTCGTGTATATGGCCCAAACACATGTTGCTTTATACCGAGAGAGATCAACAGACTTATTGTATCCGGTAGAAAACGAAAATCTAACAAGCATCTACCGATAGGTGTAATTGTTGGATCAAACGGATACAAAGCTAAAGTTAAAAACCACTTTACAGGCAAGGAAGAGTATTATGGCCCTTTCGAGTCATACGAAGAGCCTGCTGAGATTTACAAGAGACGGAAGCTGGAATTAGTAAGAGAGACCATTGAGTCTTATTACTCTAATGGGCTTCTTTCGGATCTTGCTTACGAAGCACTCCTTCGGTGGGAACCTTGTTAAATTATAACGGTCAATTTTGACCAAGATTGACTGGCTGGACTAGTTTGCCCGTTATGGTCTGGTCAGTCATTTTAAAACGGGTAAACGGGTAATGAGGTAATACAACATGGCATTTACAATCGGTACAGTTGATAAAGCAAAGCAGCAAGACGGTGTTTGGGAAGAGTTTGAAGGTAGTGAGTTTCTCATTGCATATGCTCAGAACCCAACCTTCCTGAAAGAGAAGGAACGTCTAGAACGTCCATACAAGCGTCAGATTGAACGCAACAAGATGAATGGTGATGAGCAGAAGCGTATTCTGTGTAAAGCACTTGCTCATGGTGTGTTGCTGGATTGGCGTGGTGTTACGGACGGCAAGGTTGAGATTGCTTATGACACTGAGATTGCTGCACAAGAATTGCAGGACAATCCAGAATTCCTAGAGTTTGTAGTTAATGTCTCTGCTGACGTTGCCAACTACAAGCGCGAAGAGGTAGAACGCAAGGCCAAAAAAAGCTAAAGACGCTTTGATGTGGCATCTTGATTGGTCTGAAAAAGAAGATGTCCTTTGGGGCATGTACGAAAAGACTGGTGAGATGCCACCTGCCCTTGTTAATCGTCCTGATATTGATGGTTGGACAAGTTGGTATTTAGATGCGTTCTTCCTCCTATCCAATTCAAGACAAACAGGTATGAGTGTCGGCAAGATACCATTGTCTGAGATGACAAACTACGCAATGGTGTTTGATACGTTGGGTGAAGATGTTAAAGACTTTTGCTTGATTTTATCTAGGCTAGACTCAGCCTACTTAGAATGGTTGGATAAGAAGAAACCTAAGAAGGGGGCTGCTAAATGACATACGTTGTTGGCTGTCCCCTTTTTCTTTGCCCTAAATTCACGATAGGAATATAACATGGCAGATGAGAAAAGATTACAATTAGTTATAGACCCGTCTAGAGCCAAGAGCGGGGCAAAGGTTGCAAAGGATGCTGTTCTATCTGTAGAGGCTGCTGCGGATAAAGCAACAAAGGCTTTAGCTAAACTAGAACGCGTTATCTTGTCAGGAAGCTCTCCTCTAGACAAACTGAACAAAGCTATTGGACACGTTGTTAATGTGAACCAAAAGATGCTGAAGTCTATAAATGACCTATCAGCAAAACTAGATGGCGTGAACACATCTGTCCGTAATGGCGCACAAGGACTAACCAACTGGGAGAAGTCTTTAGAACGTGCCAAGGACAAGACAGCCATGCTCAACTCTGAGCTAGGTAGGCAGCTTGTCGCAGAGAAACAATTACATGCAGAATTAACTAAGCAGATTAAGGTTGGTTCAGATCGTATTAACCAACTATCTGCTCAAGAGATGGCCCAAAAGAAACTAGCCGACTCTGTAGCCTTCTGGACTCAACGTACTAAGGATCTAAACTCTGAAGAATATAAATCCCTTGTACAGATGCGGGAGAAAGCACGTCAGCTAGAGGCTTATGAGAAGTCTATGGTGGATGGATTATCTACTACGCAAAAGGCTGCTAAGGCTGAGAATGAACTACGCAAGGCTATTGAGCGTGGTAAGATTGAGCTAGACCAGTATGAGAGTGGATTGGCTCAAAAGAATATCGAGATGCAGGAGAGCATTGCTATCCAGCGTAGGCTAGCTCAGTCTGAAGCTAGATTGAAAGCTACAATGGATGGTACATATGACACTATCATCAAGAATGAAGCTGCTATAAGGAAATATAAGCGAGAGCTGCTTGGTCTAGAAGATGCGAATAACCGGCTCAACAGGTCAAACAGAGATTTAAGCCAAGGTTTTACTGCTCTAGGTGGTGCTCTTGGTACAATTACAGGAGCATACGCCGTAACTGAGGTGGTTCGCCTAGCTGATGCTTATAAAGCAGTTGGAAACAGAGTTGCTGTGGTGACGGGCACTACTGAAGGCTTATCAGAGAGTATTGCTGCGTTGTTTAAAGTGTCTGTTAAATCACGTACTGAGTTGGATGCCACAGTTGATGTGTATACCAAAATGACTCGCGCAAACGAGCAACTGGGATATTCACAACAAGAAGTCCTCCGTATAACAGAGACTGTATCAAAAGCAGTGGCGATGTCGGGTGCATCTGTGCAAGGTGCACAAGGTGCGTTGCTACAATTTGCACAGGCAATCAGTGGTAACTTCCAAGCATCTGCACAAGAACTTAACAGCATCATTGAACAGGCACCTGCTCTTGGTGCTGCAATGGCTGACGCACTCAACACAGTTAATCCTGAACTGAACGCAACCATTGGTAATCTAAAGGCTCTTGCTAAAGAGGGTAAGATAACTTCAGCAGATCTCCTTCAAGGTTTCCTCAATATCTCAGATGAGATTGATGGAGTATTTAGTGCCTCAACGGAGTTGGTTGCAGAACGCTGGCGGAATGTAGTAGATGCTATTACAATTTACATCGGGGAGACAGACAAAGCTCTTGGTATAACTAACAGAATCTCCGCAGTGTTAAAAGACTTTTCACTGAATATAAAACAGTACGCCGATGAAATTGATGCCGTACTACTAGGGATTGGCGCAGCGCTTGGTGTTGTTACAATTGCACTTGGTGCATTCATTGTGAGTATTGCAGCGATCCCGTTGTTAATAGCCGGTGTTGTCGGAGGCGCTGTCGGTAGTATATACTATTTCAGAGATGAAATTTCAAACACACTCAAGGAGATTGAATTAGCATTTTATGAAACACTGCTGCAAGATATACCTGCTGTGTTCTCTGATGCTGGTAGTGCATTGATTGAAGGGTTTGCTAGTTATTTAGAGTATGGTGCACAACCAATAGAATCACTGCTAGACATTGTTTTTAAAGCCGTTGACAAGATAGCAGATGCGTTTGAAGGAAGCATCTTACAGAGTGCCCTCACTACATTCGGTATGAGATTCCAGTTAGTAGGTAAACAAATCCAATTATTCTTTGCAGAAGTATGGTCTAATATCCTATCTGGATTGGAGTCCATGATCAATTCCGCTGTATGGATGCTAAACAAATTCATACAAGAAACCATCTACAAACTAAACCAGATTCGTGACTTCATTGGTAAAGATGCTTTAGTTGTAGATGCAATCACTCCTGTAATCTTCTCATCTGATGCAAAGAAAAATGTAGAAGACTTGCGTGGGGAGATTGAACGCCTCAGCGGGGATATAAATACACAAGCTGATGTTACGCAGAGGTTAATTGATGAGGAGAAGGAGGACTTACAGCTTAAAAAGGATATAGCAGAGTGGGCGTCTTTTGCTGGTGACGCCACTATAACATTTTCCAACTCTAACAATATTCTATCTGACTCATTAGGTGGCTCTAATAAAGAACTAGAAAAACTAAAGGATGCCTTTATTGAGCTAGAGGACGAAGCACTCTCCCCAGTAGAAAAGCAGCAAAAAGAACTAGCCAAGATTTGGAACACACTTGTTAAAGGTGGTAAACTTCTAGGTAGATCCACGGACGAGATTAACAAGATATTCGTCAAACACGCAATGGAAATATCTGGTGCAAATGATCGCCTAGAAGAGTTGCGTGACACCTATAAAGAAATCACTTACCAAATGAATCCAGCCCTCGAAATCCAAGAAAAGATGATTGAGGCGGAACGTGCATTTAACCAAGCTGTTGCTGTTGGTAGTGAAAATATAGCTGATAAAGAACAATGGCTAGACCGCTACCGTAGAAGTATTGACGGGACAGATGACCGTCTACAAGCACTCCAAGAGACCATAGCCGACACATTCATGGATGGATTTGAGGCTGCAATGGAAGGTGGCGAAGAGTTTAAGGATTGGTTTGATGACTTACTGAAACAACTTGCTCTACAAGCTATTCGTAACCAGATTGTTATTCCGATTGTTGGCCAGTTCTTAGGTGTGAATGGTGGTACAGCCGGAATGGTTCAGCAAGGTGTTTCTATGCTGGGTGGTGGGGGTAATAACACACAGGGTACATTTGGTGGTATATCTGGAGTTGTCAGCAACATCGGCTCGTTGTTCGGCGGTAACTCAATGGGTACAATGATCAGCAACGTTGGTGGATGGGTTGGTGGCAGCTCACCTCTTGCTGGTACAGGCGCGGGTAATTACATCTCTGGTGTATCTGCTAATGCTGCGAATCTAGCCAACTGGCAAATAGCTGGTGGTGGTATGCTTGGTGGTGTTCTTTCTGGTGCACTAGGACTGTCTGGAGAATACTCCGCCATTACAGGTGCTGCGGGAACAGCATTAGGTAGTTCGTTGCTTACACCTGTTCTAGGGCCACTTGCTCCTCTTGCAGGCTCTTTCCTTGGTAGTGCTCTTGGTGGATTGATAGGCAACAGCAAGCCATCTAACAAACAAGGTCGTGCAACTTATGACCTATTAACAAATGAGGTAATGATTGGCGGACAGACAGGAAAAAAATTCAGTCAAGAAAACAGGGACGCTGCTGAACTATTATCTGGTGCTATCGCCAGAGACGTTGTAGGTACTATCAGTTCGTTGTCAGGTGAGGAATTGTCGGGACAATTGATGGTTGGTGTCGGTAATAGAGACCCACTTGCTTTTTGGTATGGTACAGCAGGTGAAACAGATACTGAGCCGCAAAACGTGGTAATTGGCTCTGCTTACTATGCTAATCAAGGTAGTATAGGAGTGGCAAATACACGCGACCCAGAGGAGTTTATTAACTCTATTACTGAAGCATTCGCTGAATTAACCGATTTTGACTTAACAGTTTATAAGGATCTCGCAGACGAAAACGAACTACTGATAGATTCAATCAAGCGTGTTGAACTACAGTTTAGTTTTGTCAGAGGTTTGTTTGAGGATATTGGTGACTCAACCGAAGTGACTAAAGAGTTTGCCGATGTTTGGACGGATGAGTTTATTAAACCTCTCCTTGACAGTGAAGAATCCCTGTCAGAGGGTATGACAAGACTTGCGCAGCAATACTCTGTTGTAAAATCTTATACAGACTTGTTTGGACAATCTCTTGGTAATACCGCTCAGGGAATACTTGTTGCTACGGATAATATCATCAAAGCATCAGGAGGTCTTGAGCAATTCAATGCTGCTGCAAGTAGTTATTACCAGAACTTCTACTCTGAAGAAGAGCGGTTTGTGAAGTTTGCCAACAACTTATCTGATACATTTAAACAACTAGGTGTCTCACTACCAGACACAATTGATGGATTCCGTAAGCTTGTTGAAGGATTAGACTTGACTAAAGAGTCTGACCAAGAGTTGTATGCCACATTGCTTGCACTGAATCCTCAAGTTAAGCAGTACATAGAGGGTGTTAAGGAATTCGGAGAGGCTGTAGGCATCGGCTTGTTAGGTGCGCTACGTGCTGAAGCCACTAATGCTCTTGATGCCGTTAAAGCTGCTGTGGCTAATCAGAAAGCCCTGATACAAAATAGGTATGATTCTGAGAGGAATCGTCTTGAAGGGCTGCTAGAGACTGCACAGAAGAAGTATGAAGCAGAGCTTGAAATGCTCAGGGATCAAGAGGAGTATATAGACAATTTGAGTAGGTCTCTGGATCTACTGAGAAGGGTCTATCGTGATATGACGATGGATACTTTTGAAGCTAATCAGATGCGTAGGGAAAATGCTCAGGCTCTTATTCAAGGTGCTGTGGCTTCAGGTATCATACCTTCCTATGACACCCTTGATCCTGCTTTGAGAGAGCTTCAGAAACCATCTCAGCAATACTTCTCAACCTTTGAAGAGTATGCTAGGGACTTCTATACCACTAAGAACATGATAGGTGCTCTTGGGGATCTCACGGAAGAAACTCTAACCAGCGAGGAACAACTGTTAAAGCAAGCTAAAGACTCTGCTTATGCTGATGTTCAGTTTTATCAAGCACAACTTGATAAGCTGGATGAGTGGTATAGAGTCCAGAATGAAAAACTGGATATGCAGTTGGAACAAGCTATCAATATGTATAACGTAGCTATGGGTATTGATACGTCCCTAGAAACTGGTTTTAACAAGGTAGTAGAAGCCGTTGACAAACTTAAGAGTGTATTAGCAGACCTTTCAAAAGAGCAAGCTGCGGTATCTGCTGAAGTAAACACATCTGGTGCCTCCGGAGGAGGATCTACATCTTCTGTCACAGACCCTATAGTTGCGGTTTACAACAAGCTCTTTGACAGAGACCCTGAACCTGGTGGGTACACGAATTGGAAAACTGCTTTGGACGGTGGTAGGGTTTCGTTGGCGAACTTAGAGTCGGAAATCAGAGCAGGGGCCACTGGCCTAGATGCGCTGAAAGTCAAAGGGTTTGCTGATGGTGGTATCCACACAGGCGGGTGGCGTGTTGTTGGTGAACAAGGCCCAGAGCTGGAATACACACCACCAAGTCGTATCTACAGTAACTCTGACTCATCTGATATGTTCGACATTTCCGAGCTAGTGGCTGAGGTGAAGCAGCTTAGGGAAGATATGCGCTCTGCTAATTACGCCATTGCTAAGAATACTCAGAAGACTGCTAAGACTCTTGAGAAATTCGATTACGATGGCTTGCCTGAACAGCGTGTTGTCTAACAAAATTTATGTGCTACCCTTTTAAGGAGGTGATAATGAAGATTGTACGTCCTGTAACGATTACGGACACTGTTTTAGTTTCCTCCGACATTCCTGAAAATGATTACGCTGAATGGCTGTCTACAACGACATATTCCATTGGCGATAAGGTGATCGTAACAGATGTTGGAGTGCATAAAATATATGAAGCACTAAAAAGTAATACAGATAAATATCCACCAGACAACTCCACTGGAGATACACCAGATTGGTTAGACATCGGTGCAACTAATCGTTGGAAGATGTTCGATGGTAAGACATCTACATACACAGAATCCGCTGATGCAGATATTGTAGTAACATTAAACACAACATCTGTTACAGACAGCCTTGTTCTATTTGGTTTGTCTGGCTCCACTGTGAATGTCACCGTGACAGATGATGTTGAAGGTGAGGTGTATAACAAGACAATCAATCTAGTATCTGCGTCAGGTATAAACGATTGGTATATGTATTATTTTGAACCAATTGAATATGTATCAGACGTAGCCTTCCTAGACCTTCCGCCATACTCTACAGCCGACATAACAATCACAATCACTGGCACAGCTCCTAAATGTGCCTTATGTGTACTAGGTAGTCAGTTTGAGATTGGCGACACTGTGTGGGGTACTGGTGTAGGTATTGTAGATTATTCTAGGAAGGATGTTGATGCGTTTGGTAACTTCACCATTGTGCAAAGACGTTTTAGTAAGACAGCCGATTATGACATTACGATCAGCACCCCTCGTGTTGCGTCTGTTCAGAGAACATTAGCAAGCTATCGGTCTACACCTTTGGTTTGGATTGGGAATGTAGATTTCCCTGAGACAATCATTTACGGATATTATAGAGATTTTGACATAGTACTTTCTAACGTAAGTGTTAGCGATTGTTCGCTCACTGTGGAAGGACTTTAACGGGAGAATATGAAACATGGCTTATACACCAATAAATAATTTACCACCAGCTCCACAAAGGAACGACTCACCAGAGGATTTTGTTGCAAAAGCTGATGCACATGTTGCTGCGTTGTCTACTTGGACTACTCAGGTGAATAATGCTGGAGGTTATGTAGATACTGTTGTTTCTGATATGAATGCCATCAAGACAGACACAATCTCAGCAAGAGACCAGGCTGAAGGTTTTGCTGCGGCATCTGAACAGAGTGCTGAAGAGTCACAACAATACAGCCAGATTTCCTTAGCAGCAGCTAATTTCAAAGGTGAATGGCAAGACTTGTCTGGCCCACTGTCCATTCCAGCCAGCGTGTATTGGAACGGTAAGTATTGGGTGTTGCTGAATAATGTAGCCGAAATATCTAGCGAAACACCATCTGATACAGCAACTAATTGGGCTGAACTTGCTGCTATTCAAGTTGTTCGCACACCAGTCATTATATCTCCTCAGAGCGGGTCTGTGGGAGTGGTTCCTACGCCAACACTTGAGGCAAGTGCTTATGGTAACATCTATGGGGATGTACGTAACTACCGCCTGTTCCAAGTGGACGATGGAGACTTCTCTACACCAATATATGAATTCCAAGGTGATGTAGACAGCCACACTGTAGCATCAACCCTCCCTTTAAACACACAGCTAAAATGGCGTTGTAAAGATGTTGCTGTTGGAGGTGCTGAAAGTAACTGGTCTGGTGTAAGTGTGTTTAGCACAGGCGATGTCACTGTAGGTACACCAACACTTTCCGTTGAAGGATCTCCTACAGATGTACCTGAATCACCATTACTGGAAACATCTGCATTCTCTGTTATAGGCGGGTCAGATACGCATCTAAACACCGATTGGCAGATACTCAACGATCAGTTAGTTGTTGTGTGGGAATCCCTTGCCGACAGTGCTAACAAGCTGTCCGTTACAGTGGATGCTGGTGTTTTGCAAGAATCCACCACCTACACATTCCGAGCCAGACATCGTGGCACAACATATGGAGTAGGTGCTTGGGTAAGTGTTGTCGCCACTACAAAGGCTATGTTCTTCGATGACAACTCTGACGTAGATGGCTTGACATTCGCTGCAATGGACACTGCCGGTAACTTTGACTCCACCACCAATACAGGCTTCTTTGGTGAAATTCCTGCTACAGATTTGATTGACGATTACGATTATCGTGGCACATGGTCTGCGTCTATTGCATACACTACTGGTCAGAGTGTTGTTTACAACGGTGTCAAATATGTAGCACTGACATCTACAACTGGGAATCAGCCAGATATTTCACCAACACAATGGGACGTGGATACACGGGAGAATCTCCCAACAGGACGTTGGTTGTTTGAACACATGGGCTTTGGTCAAGGCGTGTTACAGTTTGCTGGGAATACAGCATCAGATGCGGGTTGGCTTAAATTCTATAGTCACGGTAAGGTGTTGTATGTAGCTAAGAAACCTTTTGCTCACTCTATTTCTTGGGATGCGATTGCCTGTCGAGATGGTGTGTTCGGTGATAGGACAGTTCGCATAGGCACTAAGTTATATAAAGTGAGACTGTTGACGGGTGCTGCATCTGATCCGATTGATCTAACCAACATTGCGGCTACAGATAGCTGTACTCAGAATTATGGCGGTGGGTCTGAATACAATGAACTCATCTACCGTATTCATCAGACTGTTGTGACATGTGGCTCTAACACATACGATGGTGGCCCACAGGTTGGTGCGAATTGGGCAAGCTATACGGATGCAGATCTTGTCATAGCTGCTGGCGATGGTCGTTATAAATGGACACAGGAGACAGCTTCTAACAACACCTCCGATCGTGTCGGTCGTGGCGCTGCTCGTCTTTCTTACTTGTATTCGCTCACGTCCTCGGGTGGGAATACCGGCCTCGGCTGGCTGCCTGTCTTAGAACTGATCTCTGATGGCGATGAGCCATATAATAGCGCCGTGTTGGGCGTAGGCCAAACCCAGCTTACATACGATTTCCATACCGATACCGGCTATTTCGGCACTGTATCCTCAGCCGAATTCATATCAGGGAGTGCTTTAGCCTCAAGTATTGGCCTAACATCTGGTACAGCAATCAATGACACAACAGATTGGCTTAAGTTTTATTGGCATGGACAGATCCACTATATCCCGATGAAACCTCTTCGTCACAGTGTTAGTTGGGATGCCATCTATGACAGAGGTGCTGTATATGGTGTATCTTCGATGGGATTGTTTGGCAAAGGAACCGTAGCTCCGAGTGTTGTCCAGAATCGTGAAGTGACAATCGGGACAGATACATTCCGAGTGAAGCTCTTGAAAGGTGCTGAGAACGGAGATGTTGACGGAAGTACAAGTTTCCCTGCTGCCGACGAATCTGGTAGAAACTCCGAATATAACGACCTCATTTATCGTGTTCATCAGGATGTTCCATCAAGCGCATCTGGACTAACTTTTGATGGCGGCGGTCAGATCGGGGATAATTGGGCAAGCTATACTGATACAGATCTTGTTATAGCTGCTGGTGATGGTCGTTATAAATTGGCTATTGAAAGACGTTCTGATTCCACCTCCCGTCGTGTCCTTCGTGGCGCTACTCGTCTTTCTTACTTGGATTCGACTACGTCCTCGGGTGTGCATACCGCCCGCGGCTGGCTGCCTTCGCTTGTCTTAAAGCCGTAAGGCTGTCTCTTAACACTAATATCTAATGTGTGCGCGTTCAATGGCGGGGCTTGTCCCCGTCTAGCGCACTATTAACAAGGATATTTAACATGGTTGCAAGTGGGCTGCTTGTATTCTCCAAAGCAGAGTCGCTGTTCTACAAGATATACCCGTCTTTAATTAACTACCCTCGTGGTGAAAAATACTCTGTAGTTGCAGCGATTAAGGAGAATTTCATAGGATTCTTAACAAAAATAAACCAAGCAAATGCTGTCAAGTCTAAACGTATCGTTTACTTACAAGAAGCTGATGCTTGTTTACAAACTTTAAAAATGCTATTCAGATTGTCACTTAACAGGAAATTCATAAAACAAGCATTTTTCGAAGATATTTCAGAATCTCTCACAGAGATAAACAAACTACTGGTTGGTTATTTTAAAGCGTCTTCTAGTAAAGATTACAAATCCAACTTCAGCAAATAACTAGGTTTAGGATTAACAACTATCACCTCCAATCGTGTCAATCGTGGCAATGATCGTCTTTCTAACTTGAATTCGAACACGTCCTCGAATGTGAATACCGACAACGGCTGGCTGCCCTACTGATTTTGATTTAATGATAGGCACTTGGTTACGACTAGGTGTCCAAGATCAAGTATTTTGATAAGGGGTTGTTAATCCTGTGCGTTATGCACGAATACATAAACAGCAGGTGCACTCACCCATAGAGGACATTGTGCCTGTGCAATTCATTAAGGGATTTTATGTTTGACGGGATTGTTAGTTGGGATAATTTGCTAGATGCTTACAACAAGACACGTAAGGCGAAAGGTAAGCACAAGGTTGCTGCAATAAGATTTGAACAAAACGCTATACACAATCTTAAAATACTACAACAGTCGTTGATAGATGGTACTTACAAGTGTTCTGGTTACAACACATTCATGGTGTATGAACCAAAACCTCGTGTGATATATGCACCACACTACGTTGACAAGATTGTTCAACATGCAATCAACAATGTCATACGTGACCACTTAGAGCCTAAGTTTATACACGACAGCTATGCTTGTATTCGTGGAAAAGGTACTCACAGAGCAATACTGGCTATCCAGAAACATGCGAGAGTGTGTAAGCGTAACTATGGCGACAAGTGTTATTTTGCCAAGACTGACATATCTAAATTCTTTTACACAATAGACAGAGGTGTTCTAAAGAGAATTGTTGCTAAGAAGATCCCTTGTGTCAGAACACAGGAGTTGTTAAACATTGTCATAGATAGTAGCCCTAGTGATGGACTACCACTTGGAAACCTGACAAGTCAGATATTAGCAAACCTCTATATGAACGAGCTTGACCAATACATCAAACGACATCTTAAGGTACGGCATTATGTAAGATATGCCGATGATTTGTTTATGGTGTGTAAAGATAAGTCTGAAGCTAAACGTATGTTACTACTTGTTAGGAAAGCAGCAAAAGACATCCTGCACTTAGACACAAGTGATAAGAAATCCTTTGTAACACCTGTTGCTGGAGGTATTGTAGGACTTGGTTGCAAGATATTCACGACACACATATCGCTACTCTACAAACACAAACGTGGAATTATCAGATGCTTACAATCAGTTAAATCTATAAAGTCTTGGCTGTCATTCACGTCAGTAATGAACCGATACAATTTCATCAAGAGGATATTACCAGATGATTTACTTCCAAAACAACGAAGCGCAATTCTACACAACAAAAGCTATATTCACTGATACAGGCCATCCTGTTGAGCAATATACAAATGATCGTCAATACTATGAAAGCCTAGTAGGACAATGGGGCCATCTGTCCAACCTATCCTTCGAGGATGTCGTCCCAACACAATCTCAGCAAGCTCGTCTAGTAGAACTAAATAACCTAGAAGTTCCTAACAAAGATCTCTGGCAAGGCACCTGTGCTACATTCGTTGAGCATGGTATTATCCTCCCAGATGATTCTAGCCCACTATCTTCACTAGAACCTTCCTACAGAGAATCTACACTCAATTTCTTCCGTGAAGAACGTAGGCAGATTCTCAAGCAAGAACGTGATGAACGTATCTCTCTTCCAATCAATAATGTTCAAGTGGGACGTATTGAGGACAGAGAGAACGTGACAGGTACTATCTCGAATTGGGATATTCTTGGTCTGACAACATCAATCGGATGGGTGATGGCTGATAACACGCTACAAGATCTCTCTAAAGCTGATCTGGAGGCTGTTGTAATTGGATATACACAACGTAAGGCTCAGACATTCTCTGCTTACGAACAGGCTGTGATTGCTTTACAGCAAGCATCTACGATTGAGGAGATCATGGGCGTAATATTACCGGAGGCTGTATGAGGAAGGTAGTGGCTACATTGTTCTTAGGATCTGTCCTAACCGGGTGCTCCTTAGACACAACTAATCGAACACTCTCTGTTATAACTTCTGCCACAAACATTGCTTACACATATGAGAATGGACAGGCTGTTAAATTCATCGACAATGCCCCTCTGACAGACCTTGAGATAACAATGGTGTTGGAGGCTTTTGATCAAATAGACCGTTCGAAGTCTGTCCTAAAACACTACCGAGACAATCCAGACGCACTCGTTCTGAACATACAAGATGTATCATTTCAATATGCTAAGATCAAATCAGCCTACCTAAGCATTCGAGAGATAGTCTTGTCTCACAAGGATGCTTACAACGCTTCAGAATGGGCTGTATTCAAAGAGTTTGATCAGAGTGCATCCGTATTAGACAAAGAGTTTAGACAGCTTGTGGAGGCTGTAGAGGCCAATACAGCATTGTCTACAGCTCTACGTCTGGCTGACACTGCTATCAAGATAGGAGCTATGTTGTGATCCAGTTCGACAGATCAAAGGATCAGATACTTCAGCACGGAATATCTGTCAGATATTATCACGGCAACTCACCTGAGGACAAGATTGTACTTGTTCCTTGGGTGTTGTGGTCAGCACGATTTCAGATAAAGATAATCATACCTCGCTTCTTTATCTACGATGGAGCGTCAGTCCCGAAGTCTTTACGAAGTATCGTGTCCAAAGCTGGTCCTCTTGAGATAGCATCTTTACCGCATGATTTCGGCTATACACTCCCCGCATATCATCCAGACGAAACGGTTCTCACCCGAGATGAATGGGACTTAATCCTCAAGGACTTCTGTGAGCTTGAAGGTATGTCTTGGAGGCGTAGGCAATATGTGTACCTAGCCGTGAGGTCTGCTGGATATTTTGCCTATAACAACAAAGACAAGGCTTTCTTCTGTCCAGATGAACACAAGGATTGGTATATCCAAGAATATTCATATCTAAACATACCAAAAGAGAATGGTGACTATTTAATCTTATAAGGAGGATATTGTGAGTGACGGGGATGATCTACACAGGAGGGTGTCTAAGTTAGAATCTCAACACGATAGGTTGTTGGAATCAACACAGCAATTAGTGGTGTCAACGAGACTCTTAACAGAAAACATCACACAGATGTCTGAGATAATCAAGGAGCTGAAAGCTCTTGAGCCAAGGATTCGGCAAATGGAGATGGACGTGAATAATAACAAGCTGATGTCTCGTGCATTGGTGTGGCTAGGTACTACGGCTGGTAGTGCTGCTGTTATCATGTTCATTACATATCTAGCTAATCTAGGCCGATAGGTCAAGGCAGGAGAATATGTCACTATGTGTATTAGAGGCAATTCATTGGATCACTCTCTGCCTGTATTTGATTGTAACGATTAAGGCAATATTGCTCCTTCCACACATCAAACAATGCCCTCATAAACATAGTATGGGCTGGATAGTATATGCTTATCTAGGCTGTCTGTTATGCCTCACTAGCGTGTTTA